TGGCAAGGTGCTCCTAACTCTATGGCTGATTCCGTTGTGGATCAGGCTGCTCAAACCAAACGTCTTCATGAATCCTATCCTATTGATGGTGCAGGTTCTACCGACTCTATGTTTACGCCGGTTCAATCCGCTCGAATGGCGACTGAAGCCGGTATGCTAGAGAGTGAGATTAAGACTCTTGCTAAGCGGTTGATGAAAGAAAGTGAGTTTGAGTTTGCTGTTGAGGAAGCACGTAAACTGGGTAAGAGCTTTAAAGAAGCTTACGGTTATTCGTTTGAACGTATTCAAGAGGTTCTTGGTCGGGATAAAACTGCTGTTGATGCAGAAGACTTCTGGAAACCATTCTTTGATGAAGCAGTTCAATACCCTAATGGTGCTACAGCTTGGCTGACTGAAAACGTTGTCATGGCTGACATGGTTAACGCTTCACTGTTTAGTCAACTGCGTGACCTTGGACTTGCTAGTAAAGAGCTTGCTGAGATTGCTGATCTCCGGGATATTGATGGTCCGTTTAAAACTATTGCTGATCGACTTATTGTTGGTCTAACTAACGTTAAACGTTCACGATACATCTGGGGTAGTGGTGGTCAAAGCCTACGTGGTAAGCTGCTTGCCAACAAACCTGAAGGTAAAGCAGAACTTGCAGAAGTCACCGAGGCTTACCGTGCTGAATCTGAAGCTGTTGTCAACATGATGATGAAGCTGGCAGAGAATGCTAAGGATAACGATACTATTCTTGCTTTGGCTGATGTCTTCGCTAAGGCTGATAAACCTCAAAACTGGATGGACCTTGACGCATTTATGCGTAACCGTCTGACCAGTGGTGGTCTTACTCAAGAGCCTGGTTATCTTGTTAGAGAACTTGCTTCGATGCAAGTCAACAGTATGCTGAGTAGTGTTAAAACTCCTCAACGTGCTATCATCGGTACCTTTAGCTCTGGGTTCTTCCGTAACGTTGCTCACACTATTGGTGGTTTTGCACGGCTTGACACCGACACTGCTCGGGCAAATGCTGCTGCACTAAACGCTTATTTCCAAGCTGTACCTGAAGCTTGGGCAGTGTTTAAGAATAACCTTGGTAGTTACTGGGCAGGTGACGTTAAGACGATTCAAAACCGTTTCCAACAATCTCGCCGTGTTGCTGATGATGACTGGGAAGCTCAACGAGCTTGGACCATGACTCGTGGTAACATGGGTGATCAGATTGCATTTGGTATTGCTGATTGGACTCGTACTCTTAATGATCCCCGTAATCTTTTAGGTCGCATTGCTACTGCATCTTCGTCTTCGTTGAGTGCTGGTGACGACGCCTTTAGGGTTATCATGGGACGTGCTCGTGCTCGTGAACGCGCTATGCGTCAAGCACTGGACGACACTAAAGTGGGTAAGACTACTGAAGTTAATGAGAACCTACTTCGTCAGTATGAGGATAACTTCTATAAGGAGTACCTTGATGACAACGGTAACCTGAACTTTGAAAGTGATGCTTATCTGCAAGCTAGTTTTGAAGAAGCAACTCTTACCAAAGACCTGAGTGGTTTTGGTGCAGCTATTCAAAACATGATGGAGTCCACTCCTTACACTGCTCCGTTCTTTAGGTTTGCCCGTACCGGTATCAACGGTTTGATGGTTAGTTACAAGAACACCCCGCTGTTAGGTTTGGTTCATAAGGAGTCTATTGACATCCTCCGTGCTAACGCCGATAACCTTGATGGTGTCCGTAAATACGGAATCAACACTGTTGAAGATTTAGAGAACGCTAAAGCTCTTATTGCTGGACGCCAAGCTGTTGGCGGTACCTTGACTACGATGGCTAGTTTGCATTACCTTAACGGTGGTTTGACTGGTGATGGTCCGTTGGATCCTCAACAACGTAAGATCTGGGAATCGACTGGCTGGCAACCCCGTAGCATTAAGATTGGCAATGTTTGGGTCAGCTATGAGCTGTTTGAACCATTTAACAACATCCTTGCTTCTATTGCAAACACTGGTGATTCTATCCGTTTGATGGGACCAGAGTGGGGTGCTAAGAGCATGGGTGAGATTGCCTTGGCTGTTGGTCAAGGTGCTATGAGTAAGTCTTACCTGCAAGGTCTTGGTCAGTTTGCTGACCTGTTTACGACTGACTTTAGCCGTCAACAAAAGGTTCTTGCAAGTCTTGCTAACAACACTATTCCGTTGGCTGGTCTGCGTGGTGACCTGGGTAAACTTATCAACCCTTACATGCGTGAGATCAATAACAGCTGGTGGGAGACTCTTCGTAACCGTAACCTGAGCAGTGAGCTGCTGTCTGGTGAACCGCTGCCTATGAAGTTTGATGTGCTGAACGGTCAACCTGTTCGTGACTGGAACTTTATGGAGCGTATGTGGAACGCTACCAGTGCCTTTAATGTTAGGTTTGAACAAAGTCCTGGGCGTACCTTGCTGCACAACAGTAACTATGATATGCCCCTTGCTATTACCCGGTCGTTTGATGGTCTAGACTTGTCTGACTATCCTCAATTCCGTTCTTGGTTTCAAGAGGAGATGGGTAAGCACCGTGTTAATGGTAAGAGCCTTGAAGACGAGCTGAATGGTCTTGCTGAACGTCCAGAAGTGAAAGAATCCGTTCGTATTATGTACGACGATATTCGCCGTGGTGATCGTTCTAAAGATCCTATGCAAGCTTACATGCACAACACTTTAATTAACGACCGTGCTGAAAGGTGGCGTGACGCTGCTTGGGCAGCTGTACGCCGTAAGCATCCTGAAGTCGAAGTACTGTATCAAACTCGGGAAGAACGTGAGCGTAATACTTACCAAACTTTCCAAAAGACTACACAATTTCTTCGTTAATCCACCCATTCCCAATTACTGATTAGCGTAATGGCTGTAAATCCTGAAATTTATCCGGCGTGGAGAAGTGACAATCTCTACAACATTACATTTGAATACCTTGACGAAACCGACATTAAGGTGACGGTGGATGGGACCCTGTATTATGATGCTAATGATCCTGATACAAATCCCGCAGAAACTAATCTCTATACTTTTGCCAACGCTACTACGATTACTTTTGACTCTGGTTCCACTCCAACCAGTAGTCAAGAGATTCGTATTTATCGGGACACAAACGTAGATGCACTGAAGAGTACGTTCTTTGCTGGCTCTTCTATTCGTGCTCAAGATCTTAATAAAAACTTTGAACAGAACAACTTTGCTGTTCAGGAAATCAAAGCTTATACTTGGGACAACGAAACTGCTACGATCCATAGTGACGAAACGTGGGTTAGTTCTGATACCCAGATTGCTACCACCAAAGCTATGGATCAGCGGTTTCTTGATGAAGCCGATGAAATCATTAAAAGCACAGACACCTGGGTAAGCGATGATGATCGTGTAGCCAGCACTGCTGCTATCGACGCCCGTTTCCAAGATGAGCTAAGTGAAACTATCACATCTTCGGAGACTTGGCCGAACAATGACGATACTATTGCCACGACTGCTGCGATTGATGACCGCATTGACCTTGCTATTACTAATGATATTGGTACCGATGGTACTGGTATCACCATAACCGATGATGGCGACGGCACTATTACTCTTGGTCTTGGGTCTGGTTCTATTGATCTCGATAGAATAAAGGCTGCTGACATTGACATCTCTAGCGATACGTGGTCTAACAACGACACCACGATTGCTACCACGGCTAAGATCGACGACATGATCGACGATGCCATTACTGGTGACATCCTTGTTGATAGCACTGGTTTGAGCAAAACTACCCTTGGTGGTCAAACTACCTTGGGTATTGCTGCTGGCTCTGTTGATCTTGACCGCATTAAAGCTGGTGACATCATCAACCTTGCTGAGCAAAACGCAGGTTCTCCTAGTCCTGCTGACACCAGTATCTTCACCTCTAGTGCTGCTGCTAAGCGGTTTGACACCCTTGTTCAGCTGACCACACCATCTGGTAGCGATTACCAAGTAGGTAAGACCTGGCTCCAGAATGATGACGACCTTACGGTGTCCATCTGGAATGGTACAGGTTGGACTGCTGTTAGCTCTGGTGGTGCATTCCGTGAACAAACTAATGTTGTTTACGTTGATCCTACTGGTGATGACGCTAGTACTGGTCACCGTATCAGTGCACCAAAGCAAACTATTAAAGCTGCTATTAACCAGATCAACGAAGAAATTGATGTTGAACTGACTAACGGTGGTTCTGGCTACGTTGAGGGTTCTTACTCTTCCGTTGCTTTGACTGGCGGTACTGGCACTGGCTTGACTGCTAACATCACTGTCAACGCTTCTGGTGTTGTGTCTGCCGTTACATTGACTAGCCGTACTCCCCTTGTCAACACTTATTACATTGGTGACGTTTTGTCTGCCAGTAATGCGTCTCTTGGCGGTTCTGGTTCTGGTCTTCAGATCACTGTAACTGGTGATGGTGATGGACAGATTGTGGTAGTTGCTCCTGGTGTCTACCAAGAGCTTGCACCTATTCAGATTAAACGTCGTAACGTTTCTATCATCGGTCAAGCACTGCGTAGCTGCATTGTACACCCAGATCCTAGTACTGAAACCAATAACCTGTTTGAGCTGAATAGCGGTAGTTACCTTTCTAGTATGACCTTTACTGGCATTAAAGCTGGTTCTGGTACTGGTAACACTCTTGACGCTACCCTGCCTACGACTCAAGGTTGGAACGCTGCATTCTATAATGATGCATTTGTTACTAAATCTCCGTACATCCAGAATTGTACTAACTTCTCGGATAGTGAGATTAACAACAATGCATTGAGTGCACATAACCCTGCTGGTGGTGCTGCTGGTGATACTGACTCTGCTCCTACTGGTGGTGGTCTGCTGATTAACGGTGCTACTCCTCACGACGATAGTCCCCTGCGGTCTATGGTCTGCGATAGCTACACCCACGTTGCACTGAATGGTCCTGGTATCCTTGTTACTAACAACGGTTACTGCCAAGCTACCTCTAGCTATGCATTCTTTAACCGTTATCACATCAAGTGTCTGAATGGTGGTCAGGCTAACCTGGCTGCTTCTACCACTGACTTTGGTGATGAAGCACTTGTTGCTGATGGTCGTTCTACCACTGCTATCTTTACGTCTAACGTAGATGGTGCAGTTACTCGTAACGTAGATAACGATCCTCCTATTGTTTCTTTTAACATCAATGAACCTACTGCTGATGCTAGCTGGTTTGGTTCTGCTACCCGTCCGCAAGGTAACATGCTTGTTGACGTTACACACCCGACTGCGGGTACTGTAACTTATCCTGTGTTGTCTGCTACGGCTAACACTGATAGCGAAGGTGGTAATGGTTGGACTGTTACTATTAGCCGTCCTAACACTAACAACCGAAGCATCAACGATGGTCTTACAGATGACCTAGATGATGACGCTGCTGTTTCGTTCTATCTCCGTTCCCAGATCGCTTCTAGTGGTCATACGATGGAGTACGTTGGTTCTGGTACTAACTACAACGCATTGCCTGAGAACGGTGGTGTGCCTGTTGATGCTAACCAAATTGTTGAGTCAAATGGTGGTAAGGTTTGGACTGCTATCACTGACCACAACGGTAAGTTTAGTGTTGGTGATTTCTTCACTGCTGATCAACGTACTGGTTTTGTGTCGTTTAGTGCAGGTTCCGTTGCGTTTGACGTTGTAACTGATCCTACTCCTCAGCTGGGTGGTGACCTTGACGTTAACGGTAGTGACATCACTGGTACAGGTAACATAAACATTACTGGAAACATCACTCTTTCTGGGACTGTTGATGGTCGTGATGTAGCTACTGACGGTACCAAACTTGACGGTATTGAATCAAATGCTACCGCTGATCAAACTGCTTCGGAAATTAAAACTGCATATGAGAGTAATGCAGATACTAATGCATTCACCAATGCTTGGCAAAACAAACTTAATGGTATTGAAGTAGGTGCTACTGCCGATCAAACTGCTGCTGAGATTCGTACCCTTGTAGACTCTGCAACTGATTCCAACGTCTTTACGGACGCTGATCACACCAAGCTTGACGGTATTGAAACTGGTGCTACCGCTGACCAAACTAAAGCAGATATTGATGCACTAAACATCAATGCTGATCAGGTTGATGGTCTTGAAGCATCACAGTTTATCCGTGCTGATGCAAGCGACAGCTACACTGGTGGCTTGTTTAACGGTGAAGAAACAATTACCGCAGGTGTCGGTAACTTCAACCTAGAAAACGGTCACTTCTGGACGTGTGGTGCTATCACTATCCCACTTCCTACTAACGGTGCTGCTGGTTTCTCCGGTCTTATTCGTGTTACTGCTGCTCCAACGTTTGCAACTGGTTGGGACTTCCCAGGTGGTGCTTATACTGCTCCAACTACGTTCCCCGCTGTTGCACCGTTCTACATTGTAGATTCTTCTACGTTCCTGCTTGGTAACTGGACGGAGGGTATTGCTTAATGAATCATGCACAATTTTGGGGTGGCGGAGGTGCTGCCCCTTATGAGATCGAGCAGAGCTTGCGGTTTAACTCGGCGGATTCGGCGTACCTGAGCAGGACTCCAGCTAGTGCGGGGAATCGCAAGACGTGGACGTGGAGCGGGTGGGTTAAATACACTGTCAAAAATAATACAAGCACATTCAACCAGCCATTGTTTTGGGCAAATAATTCTGCATCATCTGGAATTTCGTTTTCGCAAGATCCCGATACAGCGCATCGCATCTTTGTCTATAATGCTGGCTTCAATATTCAAACAACTCAATTTTTCCGTGACCCATCCTCTTGGTATCACATTGTTGCGGTTATAGACACAACTCAGGCAACTGCGTCTAACAGGACAAAACTGTACATAAATGGCGTACAAGTAACTGATCTTGCGACGGCATCATATCCCACACAAAACACAGACACAGATATTAACAACACAGTCGAACACAACATTGGCAAACAAATTGGACAGTCTCGCTATCTCGACGCTTACCTATCCGAGGTCAACTTCATCGACGGCTCTGCCCTTGATCCTGATCAATTTGCCGAACTAGACGACAACGGTGTCTGGCGTCCTATCAAGTACGCAGGCAGCTACACCGGTAATTCGTTCTATCTGAAGTTTGCCAGCGGCGATGGCACTGATAGCAGCGGCTTGAGCAACACTTGGACCGCCAATAACTTCACCACCTCCGGCACTGGTACGGACGTGATGAGCGACACGCCGACGAAGAACTGGTGTACGTTGAATCCACTTATTGTCAACAACTCTACCTATCTTGATCCTGCTGTATTGAGTGACGGTAACTTAGTTGCTAGTCAAACAAGCGTTCCTAACAACACTTTTTGCGCTGGCACATTTAAGCTGCCATCTTCAGGTAAGTGGTACTGGGAAGTAAAACAAGACGCATTACAAACAGATGTAACCATGGGCATTGGCCGAGTTCCATGGGATCCAACAAGCGACACTTCTGCGCGCGACGCGATGTATGGCTACAAGGCTAATGGGGATAAATTCAAGCTTGGAACTGCCTCTAGCTATGGATCAAGCTGGGCAAATGGCGACATTGTAGGTGTTGCTGTTGACATGGATAACACTACTATTTCTTTCTACAAAAACGGCACAAGTCAAGGCAACGCTTTTACTGACATTGATACTGCCTATGACTATGTTCCAATGACTTGGGCAAACGATCCTAATAGAAATGTTTGGGTTTACAACTTTGGACAACGCGCCTTTGCCTACACCCCACCGACCGGCTACAAAGCACTAAACACCAGTAATTTAAGTTCGCCGGACATTGCGGATGGGTCGGAGTATTCCGATACGGTTTTGGACACTGGAGCAAACATCCTTTCCTCCGCTCAGTCAACCTTTAGCAACGGTCTGTGGTGGGTCAAGGACCGCGCCAACAGCAACCAGCACCAGTTGGTTGACTCGGTGCGGGGTGGAAACCTTAGACTTACAACGCCTTCGGAGACGACTGAAGCAGCTTATTCAGCACCCTCTGGGAACTCTGTTGCTTGGTGTTGGAATCTTGCAGCTGACCGAAGCAACGGTTTTGACATTGTTACCTATTCGGGAAACTCTGGTGTTCAGAACGTTTCGCACAATCTGAGCGAAGCGCCCGAGTTTATGATTGTGTGCAACCGCAATAGAGGCTCAGCAGCACACCGCGTCTATCACGCCGATCAGGGGCCAACGAAGGTGGGCGAACTGAACACCTCCTCAGGATTTTACGCAGACACAACCTGGAACAACACAGCTCCTACAAATTCTGTGTTCACGCTGGGCAATACGTCCATGAACCAGGCTTACAACTATGTGGCTTACTTATGGCACTCAGTCCCTGGGTATTCGTCCTTCGGCAGCTACACCGGCAACGGTAACGCTGATGGTCCGTTTGTGTACTGCGGGTTTAGACCACGGTGGATTATGTTCAAGGCCACTGGAGCAGGCTATTGGGGTATTTATGACGCAGCTAGAAATACTTACAACGCTGCCACATTAGCCTTGTATCCCAATGATTCACTTGCTGAATCAACTGATCAGCCGTTTGACTTTCTTTCAAATGGATTCAAGATCAGAGGCGCAACATCTTTTGTTAATACTAACGGTGGCACTTATATCTTCGCCGCCTTCGCTGAACATCCAACAGGCGGCTCCGGTGTTTCGCCCGCTACCGCACGATAACAACAACGAACAATTATGTCATTTCAACTTAATGGTCAGGTACTCAGACCTGGCAAGTCGTTCGTTGCGGACGGCGTGATTTACCCTACTAATTGGACCCGTGTTCTTACTCAAGAACAAAAGGATGCTATTGGCATTACTTGGGTTCCTGATCCTCCGCCGGTAGACACTCGTTTCTACTGGGACCACGATCTTCCGAAACGTCTTGAGGATGAACCCGCTGTTGATGAAAATGGTGACCCTGTTCTTAATAAGGATGGGGTTCAAATAATTAACACTGGACTCAAGACTCAATGGATCCGTCAACAAAAGGAGATTGCAGCAAGCCTGTTTGCTCCTACTGACTGGTTCATTATCCGTAAGGCTGATACTGGTATTGACGTTCCTGCTGACGTTAAACAGTACCGCGATATGGTACGCATTACTAGCGGTCTTCGGGAAGATCAAATCAAACAAACCTCTACGTTTGAAGAGTTTGTTGCTCTTGTCACTAATTCTGCTGAGGTTTATGACGAGGTTAGTCAAACGTCTAAACCAAACCCTGAGCCTCATCTAACTCCTTGGCCTACTAATCCACTTACCCCCTAAGAACAATGATTGCACTTATTCGTCCCGTTCTTATGTCGTTCCTTAATAGCGACAAAGTAAAGCGCCTTATCGTCGATATGCTCCGTAAACTTGCTGAGCAATCTGATAACACTGTTGATGACCAAGCCGTTGATTTCATCGAGCGTGGTCTCTTTGGCGGCTGATGGACTTGGGAGCACCGCCGGTACTGCCGGTTCTAAGGCTCCCTGAGCCGCCTTTACTACCCCGTCCGGTACTGGAGGTACCACGAGCTACTTTACCCACCTACAAACCGCTTGTAGTGCCTCCTAACGACCTTCGTCCACCGCCAGGTGTACGCGGTATTAACAGTGACGAGGAAAAACAAACGGAGGAGAAACCTAAACCACCCACTCCTCCTGTTCCTAAACCACCCCCAGTCCCGTCACAGGTCCGTTACGTCGATATTCCTGGTACAGATCTTACTGTACCGTTACCGAGTAACGAGATCTTGGCTACGGCTACAACGACAGCTACTGTCTCCGTTGCAGCCACCCTTACAGCTACTGCAGTATTTAAACGGACAGTGAGCGTCTTGAAACCTCTTATCAAGAAACTACTCACCCGTAAACAGAAACATGCAGACAACGAAGAACTTCATTCATGATTTCTTCAGTGAAATTGTAAAAGCTCTTGTGCTTGTATGGAGCGCAGGAGTATTGACTGCATCATACATGGGAATGCTACAGAAGATGGATCCCACGTTTGTAGCGTCACTTCTATCTGGTACTTTAGCTTCCTACGGTATCAGTCGTCCTAAAGAACAAAAGGATAAGAACCAACTATGAAATTCCTAATCTTACTGCTTTTGTTTCCACTGGGGGCAGCGGCTCAAACCGTAACTCCTCAGTTTACCCAAGGTAGTATGCAGTCTACCACCACAACTACCCAAACCATCACCGAAACTATCGCTACTGAAGTGTACGGTGGTGCATACTCATCATGGTCTGGAACAAACGTAACCCCAAGTGGGGATATAACCGATTCTTCGACTACTTGGTCCGTCACAACTGCTGGCGAACAGTTTCAACTGGAGACTGTGACACGGGCAGCCGGAGTGATCGAAACAATCGACATCACCCGAGACATAGACACTACCTCTACTACTACCTCTCTTTCTGTATTCTCTCAGTAGGACCAGCGTTAGCTGAGACTCCTACCGTTAGCAACAGTGCTAATCCTATTGCTGCTGCTACAGGTAACGTAACTAACCAAGCAGTTCAGTTCCAAAACAACGGTGCACCCAGTAGACAGCAGTTTACCGGGGGCAATTCTTGTAACGGGACAACACTGACATTCTCCCCATTTTACATGGGTAATGACACGTTGCCAACTGGCTACACTCGTAATAATAACTATGGCGCACAGCTTAACTTCTCCGTTCCTTTGGATGGTGGGATGATTGAGCAGTGTAAAGCTATTGCTAAACGTCACGAAGAAAAGCTACGGCTTGATTATGAGCTTGTAAGAGCTTTAAAATGTACCGAGATCATGAAGGCTGGATTTACTTTCCGTCCTGGGTCTCGTGTAGAGGTACTGTGTCACGACATCGTACCAATTGTGTCTTTGACAAATGAAGAAAAAAGCAACTGAGGATCAGTTTAACGAGCTTCACAACCTCGTCACATCTGAATTCCTCGCACGTATTAAATCTGGTGAAGCCACGACACAAGATCTCAAAGCAGCTTGTGACTGGCTAGCCAAGAATGACATCAGCGGTGTTGCATATGAGGGCAACCCGCTAGATAAACTGGCGACAGTTATGCCCAAGATTGACCCTGAAATGGTACAGCGGAGATTGTATGGCTCAAAGCACGTCTGATTACTACAAATCTAACCCAGAAGCTGCGGCTAAACGCCGGAAACAGCAACGTGCGTACAACAAAACTAATAAAGGTCTGAAGATCCGGACTGCTGCTAACAAACTTAACCATAAACTTGGTACTTATGGCAATGGTGATGGTAAAGATGCTTCTCACACCGGTAAAAACACTGGTAAACTGGAAACACCTTCGTCTAACCGCCGTAGACCCAGAACTGGTAAGAAGTACGCATGACCCCGCTGTTGCCTACCCCTGATCACTACATTTACAACCTCATAACCATGACGAGTCCTGAAGCCAAACGGATGTGGCGTAGAGCCATTAAGGAACACTTCAACTGTCAATGCGTTTATTGTGGAGAACATTATGAATTACATGAACTTACTTTGGATCACGTTGTGCCTCGCTTTGTTGGGGGACAAACGATTACAAGAAACTTGGTTCCATCCTGCCGGAAATGTAATCAAGAAAAGGGGACAAGCAACTGGTTATCCTGGATGCGAGCTACGTTTGGCTGCAATCCGGGTAGAGAACAAATGATTTTATCGCACATTAAATAATGCCAAAAGAATATATGCATCTGGGAGAAGTTCCAGATTCTGTTTTTCAACAACAACTGTTTGATTATTTACAACGGAAAGAGGATAACCCAGATGCTAAACGGGTTTCTGCCCAGTTTGAATATAATGGTACAAAATATACCTTTCAACGAGCCCGTAGTTCTTCTGGTTTTCAAATTAAACGTTCTAGTGAACGTGTTCAAAAAGAAGCTAAACGTCGTGTAGCAGAAAACAAACAAACTGTTAAACTGTCGTCTGCTGAACAGATGATGGTTGACAATATTTATGATGAAGCTTCAAAACGGAATTTAGACGTTGATCACGTTTATCCCGTTTCCAAAGGCGGACCTACTAATGCTCCGTGGAATTTAAAACTGATGCAATCTGACTTAAACAGTGCTAAAGGCGCTCAAGTTGGTGGCAATTGGCAGTATGAGCCTTTGATGCAAGCTGTAGATCAGGTTCGTCAGTTAGTAAATAAATTAAATAAACCTACAGCACGGTTTAGAGCCGGTTCACCAATGGGTATTGATCTTATTGGTGGTCCAATGACAGATATTATGCCACCCTCACAAGAGGGTTACGGTCCTGGCGGTATTATCCGCACTATTCCTACTGCACACGAACGACTTTAACACCCTATGTCCGAAGTTTTAGCTGCCCTACAGGGCGATTTTAAAGTATTTTTACAAGCACTGTGGGCGCAGCTAGACCTGCCTGAACCTACCAGAGCACAATATGCCATTGCCGACTATCTGCAACACGGACCCAAGCGACTACAGATCCAGGCGTTTCGTGGTGTCGGTAAAAGTTGGATTACTGGCGCTTTTGTGCTCTGGACTTTATTCAATAACCCCGAAAAGAAGATCATGATTATCTCCGCTTCTAAGGAGCGGGCAGATAACATGAGTATCTTCCTTCAAAAACTTATCATTGAGACACCTTGGCTTAAACACCTGCAGCCTAAGTCGGATGACGCCCGTTGGAGCCGGATTAGCTTCGATGTTAACTGCTCACCGTCACAGGCTCCGTCCGTCAAAAGTGTCGGCATTACGGGTCAGCTGACTGGTAGCCGTGCCGACCTGATGATCCTTGATGACGTGGAGGTGCCTGGCAACTCTATGACGGAGATGATGCGTGAGAAATTGCTTCAACTCTGTACGGAGGCTGAGTCAATTCTCACACCAAAGGAGGACTCCAGGATCATGTACCTGGGTACCCCTCAGACCACTTTTACCATCTATCGTAAACTTGCAGAACGTAATTACCGCCCCTTTGTTTGGCCAGCTCGTGTTCCTCGTAAGTTTGCTAACTACGAAGGACTGATCGCTCCACAGCTCCAGGAAGACGTAGATATGGGTGCTAAACCCTGGAGTGTAACTGACCCTGACCGTTTTAGCCATGAAGATCTTCTCGAACGTGAAGCAGCAATGGGACGCAGCAACTTTATGCTGCAGTTCATGCTTGACACAAGCCTCAGCGATGCTGAGAAATTCCCACTCAAGATGGCTGATCTTATCGTCACCAGTGTTAATCCTAAGTCCGCTCCTGATGATATCATCTGGTGCAGCGACCCTAGAAACGTCATCAAAGAACTTCCGACTGTTGGGTTACCTGGAGACTATTTCTATGGTCCAATGCAGATCCAAGGGGAGTGGGGAGCATATCAAGAAACAATTTGCTCAGTTGACCCGTCGGGTCGAGGAACTGATGAGACAGCAGCAGCTTATATCTCCCAGCGAAACGGTTACTTGTACCTGCATGAGGTGCGAGCTTACCGAGACGGTTACTCAGACAACACGCTCCTGGACATTCTAAAAGGATGTAAAAAGTTTAACGTTACCAAGCTTGTCGTTGAGACTAACTTTGGTGACGGTCTTGTGGCTGAGCTATTCAAGAAACACCTACAACAGACAAACCAAGGTATTGACGTAGAAGAGGTACGAGCTAATGTCCGTAAAGAAGAGCGTATTATTGATGCCCTTGAGCCTATCCTTAATCAACACCGCCTTGTTGTTGATCGTAATGTCATCGACTGGGACTACAACTCAAATAAAGACGACGCTCCAGAAAAACGTCTCCTCTATATGCTCTTCTATCAGATGAGTAGAATGTGTCGGGAGAAAGGTGCGGTTAGACACGATGACCGGCTTGACGCACTTGCACAAGGCGTTAAATACTTTACCGACGCCATGTCTATCTCGGCACAAGAGGTAATAAAACAGCGTAAACGTGACGACTGGAACGACCTACTAGAAGCCTTTATAGAAGACCCACAACAAGCAACAGATCACCTTGTTTTAGGGTTTACATTAGACCAAAGAAGACAAGCAAGGGGTAATTCTAAAAGCCAGTCACCGACTTGGATTTAAGAGGTCCCTGACTTATACAGGAAGAAGGGTGGACTTCCTGTAGTGGGGAGACGTAAAACTCTCCCCCTTTACTACAGAAACAAGACGACCAATTCTACTGACTCTTCTTACTGTTAATCCACCGACTGAATCAAAGACGCTTTTACTACTGTATGTCCACCTCCCACCACACCGTACAGCTAGTCCATCACACCAACAAAGGTGATGAACTTGTAGCCTATATGGCACGGGTATCTAACCCAGCTAATCAGAACAACACTAAGACAAGTGCTCGTCTTATTAGCTATTTGATTGAACATAAACACTGGTCACCGTTTGAGATGGTGAACATGTGTGTAGAAATCGAGACTACTCGGTCAGTAGCAGCACAAATACTCCGTCACAGATCCTTCTCCTTTCAAGAGTTTAGCCAGCGTTATGCCGACGCATCATTGCTTGGTACCGGCGTTGTACCGGAACTACGTCTGCAAGACCCGGTTAACCGCCAGAACAGCATTGAGGTAGAAGAAGAAGACCTCTTTTTAAAACAAGAAATAAAGCAGCTTTACAAGCATTCGGAACAGATCTACCGTAAGCTGTTGGAAGCAGGAGTAGCAAAGGAGTGTGCAAGAGATGTTCTACCCCTCAGCACCCCTACTCGAATGTACATGAACGGTACCTTGCGGTCTTGGATCCATTATTGTGACCTAAGATGCGCCAATGGAACGCAAAAGGAGCACAAACTCATTGCAGATCAAGCTAAACAGCTCATTGCAATGTGTTTTCCTGCTTGTTATGCAGCGGTCTGGGCATGATACGGGTCTTTTTACTGGTGTTAGCGGTGTTCGTCGGTATTGAACTGGCTCATACTGGCTATCACTGGGATAACTGTCCTAAACCTAGAATTTTTGACAGAAATTTGTAAACCCATATACTACGTGGTGGCACGGACGCTTCCCCCATAGGGGTACCCGTGTCACGCGCAGGGATGCACCGGTCCCCGCCAGTGCTCGCCCGTTGTAACCCGTGCATAGCTGCGCGTAACCGGCGCTCAGCCGCGTCCTACCGGCTCCAAACCGGCTCAACACCGTGCCAAACCGGCTGCGGCAGCTGCATTTCTGCCTATCTGTCGGCGTTCGATCAGTGTAATTTATGTCAACGATAAGCAACGGTTATAAGCCAGTCATACCAACGGATCTG